AGGAGATCTTGCAATGTCCCTACTTAATGCGATCAAGTCTGAGCCCGAAACAACAGCGGAGGTGATTGCCTTTATGAGGCATATTGCCGGGAGGTTGCAGACAGCTGACAACATGCAGGCAGTTATGGAGGTGGCAGAGGACCTGCAAGAGAATGCAGCGGCTCTGCAAGCTGCGCTTGCTATTTGCGGCGGACCGGAGGAACAGTCCGGGCCCTCGGCGGCAACAGGCGGGCCAACACAGCAGCGCTAGGGCTCCAAGGACCATCGCGGGGGGGAGTTGCTCCCTTCACGTCGCGAGCCCACCTTCTTCGAGAGCCGGTCGCCCCCATGGCGTCTTCGACTCCCTGCCAGGGATTGGGAGGCGGGACCTCTCCCTCTCTGCTCTGGCCCTTCTGCGTTATGGCAGGCCATTCTGGCTTCAATTGCGGCTTGATTGCAGTCATGTTGCATCTCCAATAGACACCGAAGGTGGCTTAGAGGCACAGTCAACCACCAGGAAGGATCGCCTGCAAAGGCTGGCTTCCCTGCCGCGAAGGTGCATTTCCATTACCTCCTGATTGAGCCATAGCCCCGGCTTGACAGCCAATTCCGTAACGTGCGACCATAATGTCGCGGTGTGTCCCCTTGCCTGATGGCATGACAACCCCTAACCGGGAGAGGATACTTTGGCCGAAAGCCAGGAACCCGCGGCAGTGTGTGTTTTGACAAGCACCTATGACGGATGGCACCCCCACCTTGCAGCGAAACCAAGTCGCTGAACAACAAGGTGGAGGGCCCATAACCTAAGCTGCACACGCTCCACTGGTGCAGTCCATCACTGTCTCTGCCTTCTCCAAGAGCCCAATCCGCTTCCCGCCATCCTGGAAGGTAGCACACCCCTTACACCCCGCCTCCCAAGCTGTGCTATACAACTGCTGAAAATCCCCCCACGCCATGCTGCTCGGAACATTACAGGTCTTCGAAACCGCACTGTCCACATGCTTCTGCGCTGCTGCCAGTACCGCCACATGCTCCCCAGCCGTAACTTCCATAGCTGTCCTAGGAACCACTCCCAAGTATTTACTGCCATAATCTTCTGTATCGAATGTAGTTGGGCCTGATGGCATCTGTACCAGTCGTCTCCCTGTAACCGAGAAGACTGGCTCAATACCACTGGAGATGTTGTCGAGGCAGAAGCTGATTGTCCCTGTTGGGGCAATTGACGTGAGATGAGAGTTTCTAACTCCGTTTGCTCTGATAACCTCCTGCACATCTCTTCGTAGGCCTTGCACATACGGCGCTCCAACAAAATGCTCAGCGCTATAGCGAGGGAACGCTCCCTTTTCCTTTGCAAGATTTGCAGAAACGAGGTACGCTTCATTCTTGATCGTGCAGAGTACATCTTCCATCATCCCGATATAGTCAGCCGTCCCATATGGAACGCCGCAAGCTTCAATCGCATTTGCCACTCCCATCACGCCTAGACCCATCCGGCGGGCGGCAATAGCACTTTGTCTCTGCTCCGGTAGCGGATAGGCAGCAACATCCACAACATTGTCCACTGCCCTTACAACAGGGCCAACGTCCTCTGCAAGGGCTTGGAGGTTTAGCTTCCACCTGTTCCCCGGTCCCCCCGGTTCCAGGTACTTTGTCAGATTGAAGCTTCCCAACAGGCACGCCCCAAATGGTGGCAAGGGCTGCTCGCTGCAGGGATTCGTCGCCGATATAACTTCGCAATACTGCAGGTTGTTCCATTCATTGATCCTATCTATAAAGACAACCCCTGGCTCTCCCCAGTCCCAGGTGCTCCTCATAATCGTTTCCCAGAGCACCTTCGCATCAACTCTCCTATATTCCCTACCATCGAATCTGAGAGCGAAGTCGCCTCCTTCCCTAACCGCATGCATAAATTCGTCGGAAACGGCAATGCTAAGGTTGAAGGTGTTAAGCTTGTCCTTATTCTGTTTAGCGTGTATAAACTCTTCGATGTCTGGATGATCCACACGGAGGATACCCATCTGGGCTCCCCTTCGTTCACCAGTGCTCGAAATTGTCGCCGCCATAGCGTCGAAAACTGACATATAAGAAACAGGCCCTGACGCCCTACTATCCAAGCTGCGGACTCTGTCTCCACGCGGGCGTATAGTTGAAAAATCATACCCTATCCCCCCTCCCCTCCGAAGGGTCTCAGCTGCCTGCTGAAGGCGGTCCATAATCGAACCGGGGCCGTTAAGGCTATCTTCGATGGGTCCTGACACGAAGCAATTGTATGGAGTAACACGCTTAGTAGTGCCGAGGCCGGATAGAATGCGACCAGCTGGGGAGAACCTACCCTCCAATAATATCTGCCTAAATGTTCTGTAGTGAAAATCATTGTCAGAAATGCTACTGGAGACCCTGTTGCAGACGTCACGCCAACTCTCTCCCTTCTGTGCATACTTAAACTGAAACACTGCCTGCGATGCTGCCGTAATAGGTCCGTAAAGCTTTCCCTCAGACATTGTAGATTCCCCAGATATAGGTGTCGTAAACACACAATTATGTCATAACATCACAACCAATGCAACGGCAGCCCACATTGATTTTTTGCCCCTTTTAGTGCATCAATGCATCATGCCAGTAAGTCGAGAAGAAAAAGAACAATTCCTAGCCCTCTCAGAGGAACTGAACGCCCGTAGGGGCTCAGATCCCCTCAAGGCCTACAAGCTGCATCCAAAGCAGCAGGCCTTCGTCAACAGTACCCTTCAGGCCTTGGCTAAGGAAAACTGGTTCATCGCCGCTAACCGTTCCGGCAAATCCGACGCTGGTGCCTACATCGGTGCCACCCTAGCCAGGTTCGGGGTCGAAAAAAGGAAGGTCCAAGTCAATGCTGATGGTACCGCTGCTCGAGTTCAAGTCCGGGACCGAGCCACCTCTGGCTGGGTCTCCTCCCTTGACTTCCCAACATCCCGAGATGTCATCCAACCTAAATACTTTGATAACGGCTTTATTCCCCCTGGTCAGCGGTCCGCCCCTTTTATCCCTCCCCACGAGGTTGAACAATGGCGAGTTGATGACCAAATCCTCAAGCTCAAGAATGGAAGCATTATCGGTTTCAAGAGTGCTGACAGCGGTCGAAAGAAGTATCAAGGTTCTGAGAAAAACTGGTTTCACATGGATGAAGAACACCCGTGGGAAATCTACGAGGAAGCTGTTATTAGAGTCGGAGCTGACCCCCTTATATTCTTCTGCACGGCTACGATTCTCCCTCCCGAAGGAGCCCAGGTCACAGTCAGCTGGGTATTTCCTAAGATCATCAACCCCTGGACTGAAGGCCGACTACCTCACGCCGCTGTGTTTGGGGCTTCCATTTATGACAACCCTGGGATTGCCAGGGACGAGATCGCTCGGCTTGAGAGTATTTACCCTGAGGGTTCAGTCAGCCGTCGCATCCGCCTGGAAGGTGAATGGCTTCCAGGTATCGGCGGAAGCCGTGCCTATACTTCGTTCCAGCGAAATCTCCACGTTAGGCCTCAGCCCCCTATCTCTCCATATCGAGCTCTCTGCTGGACTTGGGACTTCAATGTAGATCCAATGGCCTCCCTTGTCGGCCAGGTGGACGGAGGACTGTACCGAATCTACAAGGAGCTTACCATCGATGATAGCAGCATACCCGAGATGTGTGAACTGTTCACGACCTCTTTCCCAGAGCATAACGCTGAAATCTTCCTATACGGAGATGCTACTTCCAACCGACGAACTGGCCAGACTGGTAAGTCGGATTACTGGGTCATTCTGCAAGAGATGCGTCGCTTCAACCTCCCCATCCGTTTACGAGTTCCTGAAGAAAATCCAAGAGTACCGGATAGGATTAACGCTGTCAACCGCCTATGCAGGGACGAAAAAGGTCTCCTCCGACTTCAGATTGATCCATCATGCACTGATCTCATTGCAGATCTTGAAGGAGTACTCCGAGACGATAAAGGTGGAATCAAGAAGGTCCGCAACAGGAAAGATCCGTACTTTCGCCGCACACACTGGAGTGATGCTCTTGGCTACTGGTTAGCCTATGAAGAACCGGTCAAGCCGCCATCTGATAGGATCAGATCCCACATCAACCTCCCTCAGCCAGGCTACAACTTCTCCGGAAACCGAGGAGGTTACCCGAGCCGGTAGGCTTCCTGACAATATCCCCTATTGGCGTCGCTGCCGCCATTGCGGTATGCGCTTGCAATCGAACAGCGAATTAAGTATTGGTATTCATATCTCATGCGTGCAGGAAATTAATCTGCGGCGGCGCTTCAGGATACCGGGGCCAAGATATGGCAAAGAGGGGAAGTGATCCAGGCTCCTATCAAGGTGGCCCTGGCGTCGATGAAACAAACGACGAACCGGTATCCAAAGACGATCCCGGCCTCTCTGTAGTCCATGAAGTTCTACGCTGCCGGCAAGAGGCCTGGGATGCCAAGCAGTCCCGCCTCCGCAAGAACAGCCGCAACATGGAGGCCTACTTCGGCCGACAAGACTGGTCCCTCAAGCAGGACGGTCAGTCGACAGAATTCATCCCTAAGACGGGTGTCGCCGTCGAGCAGATGGGCAACTTCATCAAGCGGGGCCTGATCAAGTTTGGTGCCTACTATTCTGTGAACCTGGACATCAACCTATCCAAGCTAATCACAGGCGAACAGGTCCGCAGCATTCTAGACGCCTTCCTCGAGGACCTCTGGGTCGCCAACAATCGGTCAACCTCCTTCCCCATCGTCATAAGCGACGGCATCAAGAACGCCCTGCTGCAATCCCTTGTGATCCTCAAAGTCCACGGGGCAATGATGCCCTCCCGCAAATTTCGCTTCACTCCCGGCAGTCAAACCCTAGGCCAGGACGGAAATGTTAAAGAAGGCGAACCCACCCTCGAAATGGAAGAGGAAGACAAGTGGAAGCTGCGGATTGACCTTGTTCGGCCGGAAGATTATTACCCTGACCCCACTGGAAACGGTCTATATGAGATTCATTCCGTTGAAAGGGATATCCACGAAATCATCTCTATGGCTGATCAAGGCATCTACGACAAGAAAGTTGTCGATCAACTTATCGGTGTGGACTACAAGATGCCGGAGGACGAGAAGAGGCAGGAGAGGGACCGCAATCAGGATATCCCAACCCCTCCCAGCTTCCGTAAAACTGTAGTCCTGGATGAGTTCTGGGGCACCTTGCTGAACCAAGATGGAACTATCGCAGAGCGGAACATCGTCACAACAGTAGCGAATAGCCGCTTCCTGATCCGTCCTCCTGAAGAGAACCCGTTCTGGCATCAGGAAAGTCCATTCGTCGCCACTCCCATCGTCCGTGTACCGTGGTCTGAGTGGCATAAGGCCCTCTTTGATGACGCCATTAGCCTGAACCTAGCCCAGAATGAGCTGTTCAACCTGATCATCGATGGTGGAATGGCTGCAGTTTGGGGCACAAAGCAGATTCGCATTGAAGATCTGGAGGATCCTGGGCAGGTCGCCGGCGGTCTTCGCCAGGGAATGACCCTTGCAGTCAAGCAAACCCTGCCTCACAATGCCAAGGTTGTGGAAGAGTGCAGTACTGGCAACGTCCCTAACGATGCAATGGTAGTCTATGAGGCCCTTGACCGTGAGTTCAACGCTGCGGTCATGACCAACGAGCTAAAACTAGGCAGTATGCCCTCCAAACAGGTCCGGGCAACCGAGGTTGTCGAGCTAAACCAGTCCCAAGCAGTCACCCTGGACGGCATGACTACCGACATTGAACGCACCCTGATCGCTCCTGCCCTCTATAAGGCCTGGCTGTGCGTCCTTCAGAACGCTGACGACATCAATCCTATCATAATGCAGTCAGTAACCGACCGATCTGTCGCAAATATCATCGCAAGGGCCTCTCCCGAAGAGAGATTCGCCCTTTTTGCAGGCAAAACCCAGTTCAAGGTGTTCGGTCTGTCTGCAACCATGGCCAAGGCCCTCGATTTTCAGAAGTTCATGTCCCTTCTGCAAGCAGTCAACATGAATCCGATGCTCTTCCGAGCCTTCATGCAGAAATTCAGCCCTGACAAGGCCCTTCGGACCATCATGACGAAGCTAAATATCAGCCCAGACGACCTGCAGATGTCCATCGAAGAGCAGGCTCAGGCTTCCCAGGCCATGCAACAGACCCTCGCCCTAGGTCAGGCCATGAATCCACAGGGTGGAGGCGGTCAACAGGCCTCTGCCCCCGGTGCCAGTGCCGGTGGTGCTCCCCTAGGCGGAGGCGGCACTGTCCCAGCTCAAATAAATCAAGGCATGAACCCCACAACCGGCCTTGTGCCTAATGCTTAGAGCATATAATGTCAACATCACACGCTGAGAAGAAGAAGAAACGGAAAGAGAGGAGAAAACGACGTGCCCAAAGGCCTCGGTCGTACTACCGTAAAAAGCGTCATGGGTAAGTATGAAGCCGGCAACCTAAAGTCGGGCTCCGGTGGCAAGGTCACAAACCCCAAGCAGGCAGTTGCAATCGCTATCCATGAAGGTTACCCCCATGGCTATCCAACTCACAACGCCAGCACCGACAACAAGCACAAGAAGAGGAGTTCAGGCTATTGAAGAATCCACCACCGGCAGAACTTGAAGGGGAAGCAGTCCTCTGCAAGTACAACGAAGTTCCAGTGTATAGCGATCCAGGAGGCGGTATGTCAGCATCAGAGAACAGAATGGTCAACTACAAAGGCCGGGTCATGGGAGATCCGGGCAAGGCGAAGTCCACAAACCACGGTATGGACACTGGCAAAGACTCCACCAACGTCATCAAGTCCTACAGCACAACCAATACCGAAGAAGAGGTCAGCCCCTCTGCGACCCGCCAATCAGGCAACAAGGACCAAGCAAAGACCTACTGATGAAAACAAAGGTCATAAACCCCGAGGTCCTGATCGAAGCCCTCGTAAAGAACGCCCAAGCAACGGGCAACAGGCAGTTAGAGCAGCGTCTTGCTGACCTAACTGTCTGGTTCTATCGCAACAAAAAGAGCATTGCTGCCGACAACCTGCACATGCGACAGAAGTTGCTGGAGAATGCCTTCTGGATCATGCTAGAGGTCAACGCCCTCATGATGGCCCGCGTACAGGAATACGAACTGCAGCGAAAGAGCAAGGAGCTCTGGATCCCCAACGGCATGAAGGTCGAAGGCGATCTGGTTACAAATGCCGACTAGGGAAGACAACCTCCAATCAATGCAAGACGCAGAAGAGGCCAGTGCCCTTCTTGGCGTCATCAGCCCTTTGATCTCCGATCAAGTCAACAGCAACCTAAACCTGCTGGTCGCCCACTATCGTGGAGCAGACCTCAAACACGACGTTATGGTCGGGAAGGTAGCTGAAATCTCTGCCCTCTTGGCTGTCCTAAGTGAGATGGAAGGCCGTGTCAGGGCTGGTGCAAGAGCAAGTGAAAGGGAATTTGGCAATGCCTCCGAGACAAAGACAAAAAACGGTCGATGAAGAGCTAGCAGACGCTCTCGATCCGCCGAACCCCCTCCAGCACGGTCACGAGATGACCTCTGCTGAAGAGGAAACTGATGATGAAGAGCAAACGCCAGCTCCAAAACAGGTCAGTATTGCTGACATTCAACAACAGATGCTTGCTATGGAGAGACGCCATTCGGAAGAGGTGGCCGCTCTTCGTCGTACTCAGCCTCCAGCGACACCTAAACCGCCCGAAGTGCCTTCTGAAGAAGAAGATTGGGACAATCTCCTCTTCACAAAGCCCAAGGAAGCGGTCTCGAAGATCGTCCAAAAGGCAGAGAAGGAGATTTCTGCTCGCCTGGAACGCCGTTATCAGCAAGATAAGAACACGCAGAAGTTCTGGGAAGCCTTCGACAAGACATACCCCGACCTAATCGGTGACCGTGACCTGGTCGAGATGACCATGAATGCCAACTTAGCGCAAGTTGCGAATATCCCCGTTGAACAGGCAATGGAGAAAATTGCGGACTTGACGCGGACTAGGATTCAACGGTACACACAAACAAGGCCAAAAGGAAAGAAGGCCTTTGCCGAGGGTGGGGGACCTCCGCTCCCGAAGGCTCCTCGTCCTGACGAGCCCAAGGTGGTCGGTCTCAGCGAGATAATCCGGCGAAGGAATGCCAAGAGGCGTGGCCAGACTGCTTAAGGAGATTGGGGCATGGCAGAGTTCACTTGGGTCTTTGATGCACCGACGGGCACCTACAAGAACAACGCTCTGTCGATGAAACTATACGAGGCCGCTGTCGAAAACAGTGTCTTCGTGGATCATGTGCGGCCGGTTGAAGGGTTTGGTCGCAACGCTGGTGAAAACGTCACCCTTACCAGGGTCCAGAACATCACGGAACCAACTGATCCCGTCCTTCAGGAGTCAGTCCGCATCCCTGAGGACACATTCGCCCTCAGCACCAAGTCGATCACTGTGAAGGAAATGGGTCGGGCGGTTCCTTATACCTCTCTGTCCCAGGATCTTTCCAAATATGACTTGGAGAATCCGATCCAACGCAAGCTGCGTGATCAGATGCGCCTTGCACTGGACACACGAGCCGCCACTGGCTTCAAGCAGGCGAAGATCAAGTACGTCCCTACTGGTGCTGCTACCAATAACATCACTACCAACGGCACTCCCGGTGCCACAGCAACTGCCAACTGGAACTACTTCCACGTCGAACAGATCCGGGACTACCTCTTCGACACCTTGCAGACACCGCCGCTCGAAGGCGATGACTATCTCGCCATCGTCCGCACCCTAGGCCTCCGTGGTATCAAATCTGATACCAAATGGGAGACCTGGCATCAGTACACCGAACCCCAAGCCAAGCAAAATGGCGAAGTTGGCCGGATCGAGGGCATTCGCTTCATCGAATGCAATCACAACCGGGCACTTGGCAAGATCGGCACCGCTTCTGTCCTTGGAGAGGGAGTTGTCTTCGGCGAAGATGCCGTGGCCCTCGCAGAGGCCATGACACCCGAACTAAGAGCGGCCATTCCTGGCGACTTTGGTCGATCACGAGCAGTTGCCTGGTACGGTATCCTCGAGTTCGACATCATCTGGGACACTGGAAATGCAGGCGAGGCCCGCATCGTCCATGTCTTCTCGGCATAAGGGGGACCGAACATGGCATATGCTGATCAAAGAATCGACGCAACGGTTCTGCCGCCTACATCAGTAGCGGACGCAGCTAACGTCGCTGCATCTCGCTTCTATGTAGGCTACCAGCCGATCATCATCAGGGCTCTCTGGGCGACAGTCACTGCTGCGGTTGTGACCGCAACCAGTACTGCCACCTTCAAGTATCGCCCAACGCCTGGCTCTGATACTGGTGCCACTGTAACATTTGGCACCATCATCATTCCGACCGCAACAGGTTTGGCTGGGAAATCGTTCTACAAACACCTCCCTGCTACTGTCCCAGTCCGCTTGCTGCCCGGCTCTGAGCTGATCATCAGCTTCAGCGGCGGCAGTGGTGCTGGTGGTATCGTCGCTTATGGCATTTCCTACGAGACGAGTTGGGATCTGCCTGGTAACAACCCGAACATGATTGCTTCTGCATAAAGTTTCTTCCCGGTGGTCCCTAGCAGGCGGCGGTCTCAAAAGCCGTCGCCTCTTTTTATGGAGTTCCAGATGCCCCTCAACCTAAA